CAATCCTCCTTTCTTTGGTGGTCACCAGAATATTCTGTCGCGGCAGGAGGGGGACCGTATCATCAAGAATGACTTGCTGCAGCTCTTGATGACCTCGGTTGGCGAGCGGGTCATGCGTCCCACCTACGGGACGATTCTCAAGCGTTCGATTATGGAGCCCATGACGCAGGAGACCATACAGGCCCTGCAAGCCAACCTCCACGAACAGATCCGCATTTGGGAGAGACGGGTCCAGGCGAGCGTTTACATCAAGCCAGATTATGACCAACAATTATTGCGAATCATAATTATTGGAGTTTATACGGACGCTCCCGACCGGACCTTTGAGATGGAGATCAGCCAGCCGCTCCAGGCATAATTGGGTAAATATAATCAAATGGCCAACGATATTACCCAACCCACGTCTTTTGATCTCCCGGTGGAGCCTGAACAGTTCAGCGTGCTTCTGCCCCCGACTGAGTTGCGGCGGCTGGATTTCTCTGCCCTAGAGTTTCCTACCTCTCGCCGGGCGATTATCGAGTATATCAAGTCCTACTACCCGGGGGATTTCAACGACTTCTCCACCAACAACGGCGTAATCATGCTGGTGGAACTGTGTGCCTACCTGGCTTCGCTGCTCAGTCTGCGGGCCGACATCCTGTCTAACGAGGCGTTCCTGCCTACGGCACAGTCCGAGGACGCAGTTACCAATCATCTGGCCCTGATCAATCAGAAGTTTCGCAGGGCCACCCCAGCCGTGGTGGACATCGAGTGTACTCTAGATAGCCCCAGCCTGGCCGACGTTCACATCAATGCTGGTGTTAGCCTACAAGTGCGGGGTAGTGACGGTAGCAATATCAATTATGAGCTATTCGCCGCCCCTGGCGATTTCACTTCCGACATCATCATCCCGGCCGGGAAGCGTGGCGTGATCGGCTATGGAGTCCATGGTAAGACCAGTCACTACATAGCCGAGGGTACCGGCCTGCCGGACCAGAAGCTCATCATTAGTGATCGCGAGATCTTGGATTATCCGGTCGTAGTGAGCGTTACTGTCGATGGAGAGGTCGAGCAATGGCATCGGATTGATTTCATTGAGAGGGCTGACTCAGATGAGAATGCCTTCGAAGTGCGGCACGGCACAAATCGCATGGAATTGATCTTCGGCAATGGCACCACTGGCAGGGTCCTGCCAGCTTCGGCAAAGATTGACGTGCTCTATCGTACTGGGGGTGGGATCAAGGGGCGAATCGGTGTCGGCGTGCTGGACAGCCAACTGACCGTTGCTCCGCTTCCTCCCTATACCGCACCGATTATGGTGCGTTTCCGTAACGTTACGCCCAGCTCGGGCGGGACTGACCGGGAGAGCTTAGACGAGGCCAAGAAGCGGGCTCCCCGTGATTTCGCCACGCAGGGGGTGGCGATCACGGATCTTGACTATGCTCAGTTGTCCCGCTCTTTCTCCCACCCGGTTCATGGGACGATAAGCAAGGCCATGGCTACGGTGCGTACCAGTCGCAATGCCAATCTGGTTGAAGTATACGCCCTTGCCCAGGGACCCGATGGAGTATTGGAGACGCCCAGTGAGGGTCTCAAGAAGGGTCTGGCCTCTTATCTGGACGAGATCAACGTCTTAACCGATTCCGTAGAAGTCAAGGACGGTGCGATCCTGGCGGTGTCGGTCAAGATGAGCGTGGTGATGAACAAGAACGCTGACGCTTCTCTAGTGAAGGGTAAGGTAGAGAAAGAAGTTTCGTCGTTCTTCGACTCTGCGAACTGGGACATGGGCCAACCACTTTACCTCTCGCAACTCTACGAGCGGGTGAACAAGCTCGACGGGGTCTCGTTTGTTGATATTTTCGAACCAGCTGACAATATCCTACCGATCGGCAGGCTGGCGGGGGCGGGGTCTGATCCGACTGTTGATGGGGTGGCGATCAACGAGGTGATCGCACTGGGCAACTTGGATATTCAATACTTCTACGAAAACTCTATGGCTTAGGTATTCTGCCGCCAAACATAAGTAAATGGCGGAAGAATTCATTGATTATAAAGGCATGTTGGTATCGGCAGGACCCCGACAGCCTGCCGGTATTGCTGTCAATAATAACTTCAAGAAGGCGGCAGACTGGAACGAATATCTCACTGCCATAAAGGCTGATCGTAACCACAACCACTCGATCAGCCAGATCGACAACCTCCAGGCAGTCCTGGACTTCAAGGTTGACATTACAGATTTTAACAGCCTGGCTCTAGAAGTTGCCTCCAAGATCCCGAAGGTTCCAGGAGCGATTTTCTCTGCTATTCCGCTGCAGCAGGCCGATGGGACCCTTTACAATAGCGGCATTACTCTCGGTGACCTAGTACCGATAAGCGACTTCACCATACTCCAGGTAGCAGTCGAGGGGGTTATCGATGATTTCTACGCCCACGCTGCTGATACCAACAATCCCCATGAAGTAACGGCGTTGCAGGTCCTGCCGCCCGTAGCTGGCAATGACGGCAGAGTGCTGACTACTGATGGTACAATAATATCGTGGGCCGTACCCACCGGAGGCGGCGGTTCTGGGTACTCGGGGTATTCTGGGTATTCTGGCACTTCAGGGGCACCAGGCGGCTCATCTGGTTATTCAGGGTACAGTGGGCAGAGCGGCGAATCCGGGTACTCTGGCGTAGGAGTGTCGGGATATTCGGGTTATTCCGGCACAGGGTTGTCTGGTTACTCTGGCTACTCTGGTGCTGGTCTTTCCGGTTACTCCGGATACAGTGGTTTTGGTCTTTCTGGCTACTCTGGTTATTCAGGTGTAGGGTCGTCCGGATACTCTGGATATAGCGGTCTTGGATCATCTGGGTATAGCGGATATTCTGGTGCTGGGCTTTCCGGTTATTCTGGATATAGTGGTTCTGGCGTTTCGGGTTACTCGGGCTATAGCGGCTCAGGGCTTTCGGGCTACAGCGGGTATTCGGGGGCTGGGTTTTCTGGATATTCCGGTTATTCTGGCTTGGGCGTTTCGGGTTACTCGGGGTACTCGGGTTACAGCGGCTCTGGTGTTTCGGGTTACAGTGGATATTCGGGGGCTGGTCTTTCTGGATACTCTGGCTATAGCGGAGCAGGCACTTCTGGGTACTCCGGCTATAGTGGCTTGAGTGTCTCCGGCTACTCGGGATACTCCGGTTATTCTGGCACCGGCATTTCAGGTTACAGCGGATACTCTGGCTCCGGGCTTTCGGGCTACAGTGGCTATTCTGGCACAGGACTGTCCGGGTACTCAGGTTATTCCGGTTCGGGCGTCTCCGGTTATTCAGGTTATTCTGGCTCCGGGGTCTCTGGATATAGTGGTTATAGCGGGTCAGGACTATCTGGTTATTCCGGCTATTCTGGTTCAGGGGTCTCTGGGTATTCTGGGTATTCTGGTTCTGGCGTCTCCGGATACTCTGGCTATTCTGGCTCCGGGGTTTCTGGATATAGCGGGTACTCAGGTTCAGGTATTTCCGGATATAGTGGTTACTCCGGCTCAGGGGTCTCTGGGTATTCAGGCTATTCTGGCTCTGGTGTTTCCGGATACTCTGGGTATTCAGGGTTTGGCGTCTCTGGGTATTCTGGCTACTCTGGCTCGGGTGTTTCTGGATACTCTGGCTACTCGGGTCAGCAAGGTCTGCAGGGCATCAGCGGATACTCTGGCTATAGTGGTGCGGCTGGCTCGGCCTCCCCCGGGGGTGCCAATACCAATATCCAGTATAACAATAGTGGGAGCTTCGCCGGGTCATCAAACTTCACCTACAACGCTTCGAACGGGCAGGTTGCAATCGCCTCGTCCACCCAGACCGCCCTGGCCATCAGCAATACTGCTGGGCTGGATTGCTTCTTCAGCTTCGGCACCAGCGACGGCAATTCTGGCGTGCTCTTCCAGCGGTACGGTGGCGTTGCCGGGTTCACCGGTTCGGGCGGGTTCAGTATTCAGGCATGGGGCGGGACCACCCCTATTGCCCAGTTCTTCAATTCTGGGCGGACGCGGATCGGCACGGGATCTGACGATAATACTTACTTATTGCAGGTCAATGGGAGTGCGAAGGTTTACAATGACCTGGTGGTTGCGGGGACATTGACGACCAGCAGTTTTGCACTGGCGACGTCCACTGCCGCCCATAGCTATTGGCGTATCAAGATTACCGCTAACTCCTCGGGCACCACCTCGATGGAAATCAGCGAAATAGAATTCCGGGCCACGGCGGGCGGTGCAGACCAGGCCACGGGTGGCACGGCGATTGCCAATGCTGGCACTGCCGCCAACGCCTTTGACAACAGCACAGCCACCTCCTGGTCTGACTCCTCGGCTTACCCCAAGTACATCGGCTACCAGTTCGCCAGCCCGGTCGTTGTCACGCAGGTGGCGATTACCAGCGGCAGCACTAGCTCTAACTGGGTGCCCAATACCTTCACTGTCGAGTTTAGCGACGACGGGATAAACTGGTCGGTGGCTTCCGCTCACAGCGGCCAGACCTGGAGTGGGAACCTGGTCACTAAGCTGTTCACCACCAATAGTGCGGTCAACATTAACTTCAACGGGGCTGCCCTTAGCACTATCTCATCGGTCAATGCTAGCTATTTCGTGGGCGATGGGTCATTGCTCACGAACCTTAACGCCAGTAACCTCACTAGCGGTACAGTAGCGACCGCACGCCTTGGTACTGGGACGGCTTCATCGTCCACATACTTGCGTGGCGACGGCACGTGGGCCTCAATCTCGACCGCCGCAACCGTTGTAACCAAGCGGGTCACTGCCAACGTCACCGAAGGCTCTGCCGTCAATGCTGACATTACTGGTCTTAGTTTCTCCATCGGAGCCAATGAGACCTGGACCTTTGAAGCCTACTTGATGGTCTCGGCATCGGGAATCGGCGGCTCCAGGTATGGGGCAACGTTCCCGTCCGGCACCGCCAACTTCATGGTCGAAGGTCACGTGGCGGGCGGCTCGGGATCGAGCTATGGATACGCCCATGCCTCTGGCGGCTCTGATACCACGGTTAGCGGCTTCATTACCAACCCCATCGATGGGCTGGTTAAAATATATGGCGTAATCGTGAACGGGGCATCGGCCGGTACTGTTCAGTTGCGATTTGCCAGTACCGCGAATGGAGACAACATCACGATCGCGGCAAATTCCTACATGACTGCCAGGAAGGTATAAGATCAGCAGTCAAGTGCCTCGCACAGGAGAGCGTGATAAGCTGGCGATAATTCGCAGGCGACGAACTGCCGATCGTTCTTCTTGGCCGCCTTCGGCCCGGCTCCGCCGCCCGCGAACGGATCAAACACGATGTCGCCCGGGTCAGTCAGCCCGAGAATGAATGGCTCCACCAGTGGAATGGGCATCTGGGTACTCATGTGAGCCACCCGCTCCTTGTGCGTCCCGGCGATCCGCTTGTGCACCATTACATCTGATGGTACGTCGTGGGGGGCAGTCAGTAGCAAGGCTTCCTCATCGCTAAGCACCACTGTTCCGGGGAGATGGATTACGTCATCCGGCACTTTCCCCCGGCTGTCGGCCCGCTTGTCATTATAGAGCAGCTGGCGGGCTGAGGGGACTGCAATCCGAGTGGGATAGAACTTATACTGCTCGGGATCGCGAGTGTACCACAGCATGTGGGTCTTGGAGCGAGTAAAACGACGGCGTTTCTCCAGCTCCCCGGATTGTCCGAACGAGAAGTTCCAGATACACCAGTTCTGGCGGGTGAGCCCGAGCTGGCGGCGGCAGATTACGTCGATATCTGACACGTACTCATCGTACATGCAGATAATAATGCTCCCATGAGGCAGTAGCACCTTGTTGATGGCCGCTGAGATCCAGCGTAAGTTCCACTGGATAAACTGCTCATCGGTCATCCGGTCCAGGTAGATGTCGTATTTCCAGTCGATGTTAAATGGCGGGTCCGCCCATACTAGCTGGGCGAACGGGGCTGCCGCATAAGCTTCCATCCAGGTCACACAATCGCTGTTGTGTACGACATTGGTAGCCGGGAATGCCAATGGATTAGTACTATTCATACGGACAGTCTTTCCGAGAGGATGAGCTTCTGCTTGAGATGCCGCGCCATCTCACACGCCAAGAGAGTGGCGTGATACGGGTCTCCGATACTCAGCTTGACGGGTCGTTCAGGCAGCTTAGGGTCGATGAAAATTATGGAGGCGACTGGCACGCCAGCTTCCTTGGCCTTGGTGTAGAAGTCCTCCAGGAAGTGCCGGAGACTCTGGCTGTACGCTGCTTGGAGGGCAGCCTGCTGCTCCTCCTGGGATAATTGTTGTTCTTGATTGGAGGTGGGTTCTTGCCCCTGGGCTTGCTCAGTGGGGTTGGCTTGCGGGTTTTGTTGTGCCTGCCCTGGGCTAGTTGTCTGATCTTCGGCGGGATGCGACGTGGTATTCGAACCTTGGTCTTCACTCTCAACGCTCATGGTCACTCCACAAGTAGAACTCGATCGTCCCCACCGACTCCTTAAATACTGCACGAAGGTGTTCCGGCAGGCTGGCAGGCCAATAGTTTTCCCAGAATTCACTGACCCCACCCGCACCTATCAATGGCGGTACCTGGAAGCCTTCTGCCGCAAGCTTGAAGAATGGGAACTGGATGACTACACTGGCGTCAAGATAATGATCGCCATGGTAGACTATGCCAAGCGGAACGGCTCGCTCAAGCATAAGGGCCTGGCCATCCTAGCCAACCGTGACATCCTGGAGATTGGATACAAGTGGCTGGAAAAGGAGGAGGGCCGCATCCAAACCACCAAGAGCCGCCTGGCCCAGGACCACGCATTCATGCAAGCCAACGTCCGCTCGATCCATGACTTGCTGCGTGCCCCCGCCCGTGGGGCTTTCCCCAACCTGGTGCTCTGGTATATGCAAGGCAGGCTCTCAGTCGAGATTATTAGCGTTTCGGCCATCTGTCATGCCGCCTACCATCGCCTGCCACCCACGCAGCGTGCCAATCTTCCTACATTCTCGGAGCTAGATGCAACTCGCAAGTGGTTGATGGGACGGGAATTACGCCCGTTCGTCAAGCATACCATGGGGGAAGACTTGCTGATCCTTGGTAGCTAGAGCATGCTTGAATGGATTAGTTTCGCATTGACCACCCTGGGCCTGCTCTTCAACACCCTCAAGTGGCGAGCCTGCTGGCCAGTTTGGATTGCTAGTAATGTTACCTGGATTGCTTGCTACCTGCCCAGGCGAGACATGGCAATCTGTGCCCAGAACCTCGTTTTCTTCTTTCTCAACCTCTACGGGTGGTGCCAATGGCAGAAAAGCACAAAGAAATGACCGATCAGCAGATCCTCGCCAAGGTTCAAGCGGTACTTCGACCAGACACGGCGGCCGATTGGAGAGCATGAGCCATGTGGCGCGATCTGAGCTTCTTACTCTCTGGACGTATTGACCAAGTCCCTGTCGGCATGCTTCTGGTCTGCTTTATTCTCGCCTCATTGCTCTCGGGCGTGCTGGGTGCTATACTATCGTTCTATTGGGAGAGACTTAAGTGATTGCCTGCATCGTTGATGATAAGACAATCTTTTTCGACCAGATCACCGTGGGCGAGGAAGTCTCTATCGACAAAGCCTTCAGCGTCACCAACCCGGGTGCCCGCTACATCGACACTGGGGAGAACCAGAAGTTCGATGGGACCTACCATAAGTACAATAAGGCCCGTCGCACCCTCCCCCGCCCACTGCTGGGGGAGTTGCGTGCCTTCTGCCGCCAGGCCAATCTGCCGCTGGTAGTCCGCGACCTGCGTCCACCTCCCAAATATCCTGCCCCTAACCCCGAGAGCATTGGCAAGGACTTTCTCCCTGGAATCACTCTGGACGACCACCAATTGCGGCACATCCGGGCCTGCTGCGGTGCCGAAGTTGGTATCCATGATTGCACGACCGGGGGCGGCAAGGGCGAGATGATCGCTGGGATCGCCAAACTCTTTGACTGCCCAACGGTGATCATTGCAGAGCAGCTGGTAGTAATTGACCAGCTCAAGCAGCGCCTGGAACTGCGGGAAGTGGTAGAGGAAGTAGGATTATTCTGCTCGGGGGTCCGTCCGAACGGCCAGAGAGTCATCTGCGGCTCGGTCCAGTCCCTAGTGATTCCTCCGCCCCCACAGCGGCCGGTCGCCAAGGAGTATTGGCTCGATAGCCAGGAAGTCCGTAAACTGGCCAAGCTCAAGAAATATGATCTGGATGACCCGGCCAATACTGGCTGGAAGGAGGAGCTTGGCTTTGACGGGGATTTCAATGAGGCGGGAAGAATCTTCTACAAGGCCGGGTATGAGAAAGCCCTTAAGGGCTTCGATTCTAAGCTTAAAGGGTATCGCACCCGGGCCAAGAATGCCAAGTGGCTGCGGGAACAGATTGCCAAATGCGACCTGCTGATGATCGACGAGGCCGACAAGGCTACTTCAGCTATCTATAAGAGCTTGTGTCGCCACCTGTTTAAAGGCCGCAGGCGATATGGCTTCTCCGGCACGCCCTTCGACAAGGACAAGCCAGTCAACAATATGGTGGTGAAGGAGCTGCTGGGCTCGGTGATCTGTAAAACCGAGCGGGAGGAGCTGGAGTCCATCGGCAGGATTATTCCGGTAGAATATACTGCATTGGTCTTAGGCAGTCGCGATGGTCGCTTCAACAAGGCTACCTTCGATTCGGCGGTCACGGAGTTCCTCATCGAGAACCCCAAGTTCCATCAACTAGTGGTGGGGCTTGCCTGCCAGATTACTACCGGGCAGAAGGGGACGATGATCCTGGTGGAGTCTATTCCCCTCGGGAACAAGATCGAGGAGTTGATCGGCCAGGTTCGCCCCGGTTCGGCCAAATTCATTAGTGGGGCTACTGCCAAAAAAGAACGGCGGGCTGCCTTGGCAGCGTACGAGGAGCGGAAAGTCCCGATTCTCATTGGCAGCAAGATCCTCAAGCGGGGCCTTGATCTCAAGGGCGGTTGCGAAAACTTGATCATCGCCACAGGAGGAAAACTTTCTTCCGAAGTAGACCAGATGGTGGGGCGGGCAGTGCGGCGGAATAAGGAGGGCATCGCTCAGATCTACGATTTCTTCCTGCTCTATAATTTCTACCTATACAGCCATTCTCGCAAGCGTCTCAAGGCCGTGGTGGAGATGGGTTATAGGACCAGGGTTAAGTTCGGCGGGGGCATTACGATGGATGGGGCGGAGTTTGTCCGCCGTCGCTTCCAATTACCCAAGAACTTCCAGCCCAAGCAGAGCAAGACTGTCAAAGCCATGGACATTTAAGCTCCTCACCATTAGGGAGTAGATACAAATATACTCCCAGGTGATTTGGCCGTTATGGAGCCGCAGATGTCTAAGCCTTCCCGTGTCCCGGAAGTTGTTTCTATCCCCACCAATCCGGAGAAGAAGTACTACTTCGACAACAATTCAGTCGAAGATCTTCTCGTCAAGTACTCATGGTCCGGCTGTACCAACGTTGAGCTACGGGACCAGGTGATGAAGCACGCGGAAGAGTTGATCCGCCAGATCATCATGGCCCACAACCTACACCGCATCTATCCGGGTCAGGAGGATTCCTCATTTATGGACCTGTACCAGACGGCCTGGGTCCAGATCGAGAGAATCCTGTACAAGTATAAGGCTCGCCCGCACTGTGGCAGTTGTTACTCTTCCACTCGCCCACAGGATTCGGTCGTGTATGACCCGCCCCTCGAAGAATATGGCATTCTTCGCCCGGAAGACGTTGCCCGCCTCAAGCTAACCTGCCCGCAGTGCCATAAGCAACCCGACAAGCTGATCTACCGGGGGACTTCCAAGGTCTTTAACATGTGGTCGCAGGTGGCTCGGACAGTGATCCTTGCCTACATGAAGAAGGAATGCCGGGACCACAAGAATCAGTCCGCCTATCAATCCCATCTGGACCATCGCTCGGGGGAGAGTCCAACCTTGGCTCGTTTCATGGAGGAAGCGGGCGAGATCTGCAAACATAACGTAAATCACCAAAGGATCTTGCAGGCCCTCCGTGAGATTATGAACACGGATGACCGCCCTGAGGTAGGGATCATTGGTAAGCTGGTCAAACAGTCGGGCCTATCGCGGGCTCAAGTTGCTTCCTTCCTTAGAGTAGTGCGGCTACGAAGCCATGAATTCACCGACTCCCCCATTAACGAGCGTCCCCGCCCCCGTTACCACAAATGGGTCGCAGACGAAGCCTCCTGAGCCAATCATGGAGGCCCAGCCCAAGGGGGTTAAGGAGCGGGTGGCCAGGCACGTGCGGGTCAAGAAAGTAACTCCCGTCGAGAGCAATCCAGAACCCCAGCAAGGCAAGCCTGACGCGGACAACGATCCCCGCAATACTACCAAAGGTCGTCAGAGCCTCCGTGGTTCCCGCCTCCGCAGAAAGGCCGCCTGGATGAAACGCAACCCCCAGAAATTCACCGAGGCGGTCGAATTCATTAACAAGCACCTCCGCCAGCCCATCGACGTAGTCCTGCAGGAAGCCAAGACCCTAAAGAATCCCCTGGAAGCATTGGAGCTGCTGGAAGCTCTGCAGGCTAAGGACGACCAGAAGGAATTGCAACAGTGGTTTGCCAGCTGCGCAGGGGCTATTCGCTCGGTGATGGAGGCGGTAGACTACCGCCACGGCCCCTTCCTGGGCAAGCTGGGGGAGGACGAGGCGGTCTTGACTGAGCAGGCCAATCTGGCTGCCAACAAGATGGCTGGGTTTCTGCCCCGGGTGTGGGTGGAGCGAGTTGAGGACCCCAAGCGTCAATTGGTATTATATTGGGCGGCTAGTGGTTCTTCGGAGCAGTATTCACAGGCTATCGATAGGGGTATAACTAGGTCTTTCCGGCACGGTCAAAGATAGGTTTGGAGAACAAATGTCAAACATCAATCTCATCGCGGAAGCTATGGACGACGAATCGTTGCCGGGTGGTGACGAGGAAACCGCTGCGTCCAGCATCGACAAGATCGGCAAGGCAATGGACGGGGAGGGCGTGGCGGAGACGGAAGTCGAAGAGATTCCTGCTCCCGATGCCGGTGGGGAAGTGCTGGTTGCTGACGGTGCCCCGGATCTCAATGCTGGTGACCCCGGCATTGACGATATTGCTGACGCGATTGGTGGCCCCGCTGAGACCGAACTGGAGCCGGTGGAGGCTCCGGGCGAGGAGATCGCTGGCGGCGGCGTGGTTGACGCCCCGGCTGTGGAAGGCCCCGATGGTGTTCCGCTGGGTGAGCCGACTGGTTCCTTGGGTGAGCCCGGTGTGGATGCCCCGGCTGGTGGTGCACCTTCCGGCGTGCTCAAGCTCGAAGCTCCGCTGCTGATCAAGCTCCTGGAACTGGCGTCCAAGGGCGGGCTCGATACTGCGGCCATCGCCTCCAAGGCTGGCCAGCTCTCGTCCACCAATGAGTGCCTGACGATGGATCACCTGGGTGAGCTGGGCGTGGACGCGACCATGGGCTCCCCCACCGGTGCTGGTCCCCAGCTGGACGCGGCGGCTGGCGACCTGGGCGAGCCGGGCCTGGACGGCGACGGCGACGTCGACGGTATTGCGGCGATTGCCGCTGGCCTGCCCGATGAGGACGGCGAAATCGAGGGCGGCGAGATCGTTCCGGTCGAAGGCCCGGTGGATGAGGGTGGCGAGGCCCCGATCGAGCCCGCACTGGGCGATGATGAGCCTCTGGGCGATGAGCCTGGCGAGCCCAAGGACGAGTCCCCGGTTCCCCCGGCCCCCAAGTCCGACAAGGGCGAAGACAAGCCCAAGAAAGACAAGGAAGAGAAGAAGGACGGCCCGCCCAAGTCGGATAAGAAGGAAGACAAGGGCGAGGATAAGCCCAAGGAAGAGAAGAAGGATAAGGTCGAGGAATCGGTTCAGGCTGCCCCGGCCGTCACCGAGGCCGCTACCTGCGACTGCGGCAAGGACCCCTGCGAGTGCGACATGGACGAGGAAGCCAAGTCCAAGAAGCCCTGGGAGAAGAAGGTTGAGGAGTCCCTCAATCTCGAACTCAACAAGTTCGTCAACCTGGTCTCGGATTCCGGTGGCGTTTCTGTGATCAAGCCCACCGAGAAGGCTGGCGAGATGCGTTTTAACGGGCTGGTCCAACCCCAGGCCCGCAAGCAGCTTGCCGAGTGCATCCAGAAGGCCCTGCAGCACAAGCCCTGGCTGCAGAAGAACGGTTTCAACGTCCTTGCCGAGTGCAAGAGCGTGGAACTCCGCAACGACTGCTTGGTCATCACCAAGTAATTGGCTGATGGCCCCTTAGGAACGTCAGAGGCCCGCACCTTGGTAAAGTGCGGGCCTCTGGTGTATTAGGAGCAGAAATGAGACTATCATGTCTATTCGAGGAACGGCAGCAGATCCACCTCTTCCATGGGACGCTCGAAGAGAATATCCCATCAATTCTGAAGCACGGCCTTAACCAAGGCGACGGCAACAGGGCATTCTTTGCTCCCCTACGAGGTGCTTACCATCAGAAGGGTAGCTGGGGGCTAATCGAAGCAGTAGTCAACCCACGTCACTCCGACCTAGCATCCAGTTATTCGATCGATGACTTTCTCTACAGAAACGGCCCACTCCCTAGCGATCACCCTGAATTTGTGGCGGCAATGCACAGATTCCGAGAGAAGTTCCGCGATATGGATGTAGAGAAGATGATGAGTACCCCAGAATTGAGTAAGGAGTACTGGAGGGGAGCGGCTGCATTCACCCGCAGAACCAAGGAAGTGGATAATTTTGCTGATCGCCCGGCGAATTATGAAGTCAACTTGCCGCTCCCCGTTGGCTTTACGGGCAGCCCTAGAATAGTTGGGGTCTACTCTGTAGAAGGCAAGCCCGGACAAGTAACCAAAGTATGGTATAGCCGGGGCGGAACGCTGCAAGTAGGCAGTGCTGTCGGTTAAGCCAGCGGGGCGATTTTATAGACCCGAAGTTGTTGGGCCAGGGCAACCATATTCTTCACCGCCTCATAGCGGCCCCCGAAGAAGACCTTATTATCGGGCTGGAAGCTGTAACCGGCCTGCTCGTCAAACACCCGGGGAGCCCCATTCTCGTCGTACTCGAACCGTAGGCCCTCCTGGGCCAGCTCCGCCTCTATGTGCGAGCCAAAATCCAGCTGATCGGCCGTCATTGGATTGGGGTGGCTGGAAAAATCATCCGGATCGGGCTCGGTCCCCGTAATCCCATAAGGATCAGGAATAATCTCTTCCTGCCCATCGCCCCGGCTGAGTACCAGGGGCTCGGCGATATTGGAGATCCCCTGGGCCTGGGATTTATAGAGCTGCTTGGCCCGCTGCCGGAGCGGGGCGTCAGAATAATCCTGCCAGGTCTGGACGCCCCAGGGCTGGTTGGGGTCGCCAGTGGCAAACTTGTAGGTCAAGGTCCACAGGCCCGGGGCACTCTCAGCTAGCAGTCGCAGTTTCATCGCTTTCCCTTCACTCGTCTCATAATCACAAGAGCACGCTTGCTGGGTCTCTTGGTTAGGAAACCGATCCGTTTCCCAGACCCGTATGGTATTTTACCATCGAACTGCTCTTGCGTAGGATCTAGTACTTTACCGTGCTGGTCGACGATAAACCAATGGGTCTCGCCAGGGTCCAACCCAGCTGGCCAAGTCTTGTAGCTGAGAACGACTGGCGTATAACCTTTGGCCTTGCCGCCAAGCATATGATATAGTGCTTCGGCAGCGATATAACAGTGACCATTCACCCTTCCACTAGCCTGCGACTGCCAACGCCCCCTCAGGAGATCTGGCGTCAGGGCCTTCTTGATCCGCCTGATGATCTGTTGGGCCATGTCAATGTGAGTACGGGTTCTTGCGGCGGACCACGGCAGCGGGCATGATCGGCTCCCTGCTGATCAGCTGGGCGGAGAATTGCTCGATCATCATCTCGGTATTAGGAGCCCGCTCGTTATTCTGCAGGCGGGAGTAGGGCATGATCAATGAGGGGTCATTGACCGTGATAATCTGCCTCTGCTCCACTGCCCGATCCTGGGGCTGCATGTCCGGGAGGGCGATGTTGGCTCCCCGGGTCGGGATCAGGGCAGCCGGGTCAGCATCGACTGCATCGGGGGCGGCAACGAAGGCCAGCCCAGCTCCGATCACCAGGTCATCGTAGTTGCCCTTGCCTTCCTGGGCACCGATCTTGTTGGTGTCGCGGCCGTGACGGTCCCGTTTACGGATGTAGATCTGCAACTGCCGCCACAGACGATGTGAGCGGATAATGTAACCTTCGCCCTCGTTCTCACTGATGCAGTCGATCAAGCTCTTGTTGATCAGGGGCTTGCTGGCGTCGGTGGTGGCAAAGCCATAGGGACCATAAGTTGTGCCCTGAGGCGTGACGTTCTTCTTCCGCCATAGGTTGGGGTACATCAGGGCAATCAGGTCGTCCACCACCCGGTAGCCGATGCCGGTCCGTTCCACGCACAGCAGGGCATTGTTGTACAGCCTGCCCACCCAGTCCACCATCTTGGCCCACTTGAGGCTGGGAGCCCGCAGCATCAGCTCCGCTACCTGTTCCATCTCCATGATGTCGAAGACTTCAATGGAGCAGAAGTCATTGTTCTTGCCGGTCGAGGTGTCCACCCCGGCCACGTAAATGTGCCCGGGGACGGCAGGCTCGACCACTTTCCTGCCGATCACCACCGCTGGCTTGGGGGTTACGGGGTGCTTCCAGATCCACAGCCCTTCGGATTTCTCGGCCCCGTTAAAGTCCAGGACGTCTTCCTCCCCGGTGATGGGGTTGACGTAGTTGATCAGGTCGGTAATAATCTCTGGCTTCTCGGAGGCTTCGACGATCTTACCTGCCTGGCGGAGGGCGGCGGGCGGGACGATTGTGCCGCCCGAGCCCAGGAATTCTGCTAGCACTTCCTGCTTGAACAGATGAGCCTCACCCCGCTGCTGCAGGCCCCGGTATTCGTTCTCCAACCAGGGAGACCAATATTCCCCATACTTTTCGATCTCTTCTTTGTCAGTGCACTTGCGGAGCCCATCGGTGGGCGAAATCCGCATTTCCTTGCCAGTAATGGGATCCTTCCATGCCAGCACCCAGTCCATATCCCACCAGTGAATCCGGATTGGGTTGAAGTTGTTCAGACCATCAACCGCACTAGTGTAGGTGGACCAATACCAATCCCCTAGGCCGTTGGGAGTCTGGTGACCCAGCAATCCATTATAAATAACTGAATGAGCCCAGGGGTCCTGTGGATTGTCTGGGAGGGAAAAATCAAAGACTTCTGCCTCTCCTTCCTCAATATTAGTGATAGGCACCCACATTAAATGCGGATCAAGTATCTTCTCGATCTCAGCTATCCGTTGAGCAGTCAAGTAGGGCTTGGCGATCTCGAACAACCGTGACACTGTCTGGCGTGAGATGTGCTCGGTCTTATACCGTGTCTTCTTACTAACAATTGGATTAATTGTTAGTTTATAACGGTATTTAAGCACCCATGTTCCAAAGGGGAGTATATCGAACAGTTCGTGACAGAGGTCGAGACTGTACGGAATAACATCCCAACTGGTGCTGAGGCGTTTATCGGCACATAGCTTCTTTGTCATTGACTTTCGACTAAATCCAAAACCGATTTCCTTATGGAAGACACGTGCCTCTTCTGCCCCCATTTCCAGTATGTGTGTGTCGTGATTGTGACGTTTTACTTTCCCCTTATTATTTCTCTTAATATATTCGTTAGCCTTCTCTTTGGTACGGACGTGTGAGGTGGCTAAAATACCAAAATTATTGAGTAGAATTCGGAGTTGATCATGTAATTCCTTGGAGGTAGTAGCATAACCGAGTTGTCCGTTGCGCGTGTGGCGGCTATGCCCGTCTCCGTCGAACATCCCACTGATAATTGATGCAATGATCGGTTTGCTGCATCGAAGGAGGCGGCCTGGAATTACTTTTTTCGGTGCCCAGGCTGACAGATCGAAGCCCAGTCCCCGAAATAATTCAACTAGGTTCTTATTGCAAATACAGTAATGGAGTCCGTCATTACAACTATAATTGAGACCAAGACGATCTAAGATCGGCCGCAGATCATCGCCGCACGTGAGGGTGATACCAATCTCACGACCATTCTGCAACATTCGGCTTCCTTCGGCAATATAGAGCCCAATAAGGTAGCCGAGGTCGGTGGAAAGAGCAGTGGGTCTAAACGGACACGCGGTATCGGTGGAGTATGCGATATCGATCAGTGAATCATCACTCCCCCATTTATTCATACCATATTGGATGGAGAGCCAATCGCCCTTGTCCAGGTTCTCTATTTTGTGCCAGCCATGTCGCCCATCCTTACAAGCCCACATCTTATGGGCTAGACTAGCCTCTAATTCAGCATGACGGGTAACGACTTTTCTGGTCCTCGCCTTACCACTGTTATAGAATAGATTACCTTCCCTGAACTGGCTCTTGCCTAGCACTGCGTACTTTTCGGTAATGTAGCCGCCAGATTTCGATTGATCTACAAAGTCGCCAATCTTACATGGTCCTTGATCCGTAAAGACATAAGTATCACGCGTGACGCACGAGATAACAATCACGAAACCGCCATGTTGCAATGTTGACCAACCACCTCCCCACATAGCTTCCATGTTAGGGCAGAACGCAGCTTCGTCGATGATATTTAGCGAAGACGCGTTAGATCGCAGGGTGTCGGGGCCGGAAGTGAGCGAGCGAATTACCGATCCGTTGGCAAAGCCCACTTCATGCTCGTTGCATACCGCTAGCGGCCACAGCTTCTGGATGGCTTTGGGAAGATGATCGTAGGCGAACTTGATATTGCGTGCCAAGAAGACTTTGGCATCAAGATCCCGTTTGGAAACAATCAGGATCGTCTTGTTCGGGTAGAACATGGCGAACCAGAGGGCGTAGGCACCAGAGAGCGTAGAGATGCCTGATTGTCTGCACTTGAGGAAAATGTTGAATCGCTTGGTCCGGAACTCCTTGAGACACCGCATCTGGTAGGAGAAGAGCTTAAAAGGAATAACACCCATCGAAGGGTGCTTGACCTTCAGACAGCTGTTGATGAAGAAGCTGGCCGACTTCTTGCATTGGAGTACGAAGTTGCGGAGTTTGGGGTCCATTATTCTTATTTACTGGGAATAATTCAATCTGCGAGTAAATATAGATAGTATGAGTGATACCACCCCGACCCCCGACCCCATCGACGGCGAACTGGATAATCTTCTCAACCAGCTGGGCGACCCCACCCCGACCAATCCACCGTCAACCACTCCTGCAGCAGTGCCGGATCCGCAGGAAACCCCGGAATCCTCCCCCGTCCAGGAGACTGTGGGCGAGCAAGGTGCTGCCCCAGCCGCTCCAGCCACCACGGCCCCATTCGATATCAGTGCAATTGCGGGCCGCTACACCACACTGCAGGACGAGATCATGGGGGCCTGGCGAGACGACCGCCAGCGGATTGACGCCATGATCGACGACTTCCAGCAGAAGATCAACGGCGAGAACCCCAAGATGGCCTTCATCGAGGGCCTGGTCCAGCTTATGGGCCAACGTAGTACTGCTACTGCAAACGCTATGAAGGCGATGGACTCGGTGGCCAAGATGGTGGCAGCGGCCAAGAGCCTGTCGACCCCGGCTTCCCCCACCTCGGGCAAGAACGGAGATATTTCTTCTGACGAGCTGCAGGCCCTGCTGGACTCGGACGTGGATTCAGACGCCCCCTAGGCTACCGCCGCTATCTGCCGCTGCCGGATGTCCCGATTGATAGTGTGCTGCAAGCGAGGTCGCTGAGGCTCGGGGTGAGCTTGCTGCTCCTGGGCCGCCTTGCTGATCTCGGTGCGTACCACGTGCTCTACTTCCTGGGGGATAATCGAGGGGTAGAGCTGGACAGTGCCGAGCACTCCCTGGGGGCTGGCGATGGTGGCGGTGATGCCATCGTCGTCATGGGAAGTAAAGGTGACGCTGTAACTGACCCCGTTACAATTGAAGGAGTATTGGATCTGGTGGGCCTTGTTGCGGTGCCCCAGGTCTTTGACCGGCCCGGCAACCTGGATATTCCCAGCGGAGAACTTACTACGGATGGTCTGGTCGATGATCTCGGCCCAGCGGTTCCGCCAGCTGCTGGCAACTCCTTCGGTGTACAGCTCTTGGAGTCTCATACTTCTAAGTTTGCATGGCGGACAGCCGCCCTGTATTTTGACCATATGATCGACTGGGAGGCAAGACCCTTTATAACCATGCGGTCTCGCTTAAGATGACCGAGGGGGAATTTGCTGCAAGCAAAGGTTACAAGAAGGTCTACGGGGCAGAGAAGCTACGGTTTGTTTATCGTCGCCGGTAATGGGGGTACCTCGACGTAAATATACGTCGAGGAAATTAATGAGCTGGCAACTATTTGATCGAATCCGTGTCTT